GTCAGGAGGAACACTTACAGGAAGTCTTACTGTGCAAGGTAACGCAACTGACAATCCAATAAGAGCTAGAGGGATTGTAGGTTCAGATGGAAAAGGAAAAGATGGAGATTTATATTTGCAATACGGAACAGATAACAATATATACTTAGGCAAATCAGGGAAAAGTTATATTGATTCCGAAGGATATTTTTATCAGATTGGAAACAAAGTATTGGATAGTAAGAACTATACTTCGGTAATGACGAAACAAGGAGTATGTGATATTTTGGGATATACCCCTGCAACCGAAACTGAATCAAAAAAATATATTAAAGTATATAATTCAGGAGAAATCGGAGATTCTAATTCTGTCACAGTTAATGATTTAGCCAGCCAAGGTTTCGCTACGGGTATGATTATGGGAGCAGAAGACAATCCTATTGGGAGCGGTTGGTTTCATGCATTAAACATGGGCTGGGACGACAATGCAACCACTTGGACAAGTCAATTGGCTATTGGAACAGAACATCAGGACGGTTTGTATTATAGGACTACTAATTCTAGTAGCGGAATTTCAGGTAAACCATGGAAACGTGTATTAGATAGTAGTAATTATACTAATTATGCATTAAAAGCCGAAAGCCTCAGCGATATAGATTTGAATAATGTTACAACAAGCGGTATATACCACCTCTCTGGTACTCTTACAAACAATCCATTATCCTGTAATGCAACGTTACTTGTAGATTTTAATGTAGGGACGCCATATCAAATTTTTATGCCAGATTATACATATAATATGTACAAGCGTACCTATTCAAGCAGTACATGGGGAGAATGGTACGAATTTGGTGGAAGTAGTTCTAGTAGTGTAGCATGGGACAATATTACTGGAAGACCAAGTTCATATCCACCGTCCAATCATAATCATGGCACAGCAGACTCCAATTTTACGTGTTTTTTAACAGATAATACATCTGCTGGATTTTCGGCTTTGCATGATAACGGAACTACAACAGGATTCTTTCTTAAAACAATCAGAGGACAATATACTGCTCCGGGGTGGTTTGAAGGCGATTATGCTTCTGGTATTGCTTTCGGCGGCGCAGATACCCATGCTGTAATAAGTTGTAGGTACAATTTCCCACGCGTAACTTTCGCAGGGGGGAATGGTACAGAACCGAATTGGTGGATGAGACTTGCTGGAACTTCTGGTCATAGTTATAATATGGATGATTTTATAACAACATCAGGAACTTCAAGTCTAGCGGGCAACATTGTCCCAAATGAAGACGTTGCTATGGATTTGGGTGATTCGACACATAGATTCACGAATGTGTATTCGAGCAATATTACAACAGGTGCAATCTGGATGGAACATGATTCTAATGCAATTTATGAGTCTGGTAATGACGCAGCTAACGGAAACGGCGGTGGGCTTAATAATTTGGTAGTCCGTTCATGGTGGGGTGTATCTTTCACATCTAATTGCGCAGGAGGACGTTACGGCGGCGGAAATCAAACTGCTGTCGGAATTGACTGTCGAGAAGGCATTGTAAAAGCATATAATTTTGCAGGCTTAATAAATGGACACAGTGTTAATGCAGATATACCGTCAAATGCAACTTACATAGCGAGCTATGGCTCAAGTGATAATTATGTGTTTTCGGATTATTCTGGCTCTGATTCTGGTACTAATTATTATTATATTCGATATACTAATGGCATCCAAATGATTTTTATTGAGATACATAATGATTATGGTAAATATAGTCACACTCAAGGTAGCGGTAAGAAAACAATATCTTTCCCGGTATCATTTGTAAATAATAAATACTTTGCTTTTGGTAAGCAAAATATATCATCAGATGGTTCTGGTAATAATCTAGTTAGTTTCACTGAAAAAAATACTTCTTCAATATGCATTCGTCACTATCCATATGGATATGATGAGAGTGCCGATTATTTTTCAATGTTTTTCGTAGGGAGGTGGAAATAGGTGTTTTATATACTTTATGACGAAAATGGACAATTTTATGGCTTCCAAGATTCTGATGAGTACGCTCAACAAATTATCAATGACAATACTTCTTTGGATTATCACGAAGTATCAGATGAAATACATTATTTTTTAATCAATTCGCAACAAAAATTTATAGTAAATGTAAAACTTATTTCTGATGATATTAAATGCCTTGATGAAGAAAAATATTTTTTGTTTGAAGCCCCAATATCTATTAACATGGAAATGGTCAAAGAGAATCTTGTCTCTTTAATCAAAAATAAATGTCAAGAGTTTATTACTAATGGACTAAACATTGAACTGTCGTCAGGCAAATCTAAGTTGTTTACATTTAAAATTGAAGATCAGATTAATCTTAAAAATATGTATGAAATGTATTCTGAAAAAGATGTTGTTCTTTACCATGCA